TCTAGTCCAAATTCTATATCTTTATAAGTAAACCCATTGAAAGTCATATCTAACAATACGGTTTTTCTTATTTCGCTTGGTTCATCACCAGCGTTTGCTCTAAAAACTTTACTCTCTCCGTGAATTGGTTTGGTATATACCTTACCATCATACTTCCAAGATATATTCTTACCCTTCGCTTGGATATCTTCTGCGTGTAATGAACAAGCTTTAGCTCCATTACCTGTATCTAACTTGGCTCTTACCTTACCAATGTCTTCTAATTCTATTGTCTCTAACCAACCTGTTTCTATAATTGATTGTCTATCCCAATTACTTCTATCTGAAATATATTTAACAAAGTTTTTAACTAATTGTTTCCCCGTAATTGCACCTCCAGGTTTTGGTCCTTCAAGGTCTTTATATGCGTAACCTTCATAATCAGCACCAGTACCAGGAGAACCATTGACTTCAAGTACATAGTACTTACCATCAACAATAATATGGTCTACTCCAACTACATATGATTTACTAGCTCTACTAGCTTTTAAAATAATTTCTATTTCATCATCATTTAATTTATAAGGTACTGCCTTAGCACCTCTATGTGTATTAGTTCTAAAATCAAAAGATGATTGTATTCTTTTTGTACTAGCAAATATCTTATTATCTGCTACAAAAGTTCTTATATCAAACTTAACAGGCATAAATTCTTGTATCAATAATTCAGCACCGTGTTTCCATAATGCCTGAATACTAGATACTAGCGACTCATAACTATCACACTTAACAACTCCGATACCTTGCGTACCTGTTAATGTTTTTAATACTACTGGAAACTTACCACCGATTAGTTTTACTGCGTCATCTATATTTTTTTCGTTAGATACGAAAGCAGTTCTAGGTGTTGGTATTGCAAACTTCTCAAATAATAATGCTGTCGTTAATTTATTATTACAAGTTAACATTGAGTTTCTTGTATTAATCATAAACGAACCAGAGTTTTGAAAAGCAGATATGATTGAAAGTCCTGCTTCATCTTCAACTGCACCTGCTCTAGTAATACAAATGGTGTCTTTACCAATAAATGTATGTTCAGTATCCTGACCATCATAGTTATAGATGGTTAAAGTATTCTTTTCTTCGTCTTTACCTGTTATGATTGCGTGTCTAGTTTCAATAACTATACACTTGATTTTTAATTCTTCGCAAATATCATTGATTAAACCAACGGTTAATTCCTTTTTCTCCTTACCACCAACTTTTCTTTTTTTGATGTTCGGATGATTTTTGGTAACTACCGCTATCTGTATAGGTTTATCAGAACCTTTTTTTGCTTCGGTTATAAAATCTTTGAAATTAGATACTTGCATTTATTGACCTTCATTTTTAGCTTCCTTGGAATCCTCGTCCTTCTTCTCATCAACTTTCTTACCAATGTTATATTTAGCAGAAAGTATCCATTCTTTCTTTTCTTTAAATGGTAATACTTTTATTTGAGATAAAGGTGCTTTGTTTTCCGCCGCCTCTTTTTTTACAATTGAAATTAAACTCCAATCAGCTAGTAGTACTGCGATTGTGTTTCTTCTTTGTATATCGTTTTCGGTCAATGTTGCTTTCTTGCCATCTAAAGCAAATAGTTCTTTGAAGTGAACAATGTAGTATTTGCCTTGTTTGTGTAATATATGACAAGATTGGAATAAGGTTTTGTCTTTCCTAGACGCAACGCCTATTCGTGTTAAAGTCTCTCTTACTTTAAGGAAGTCGTCAGGTTGCTTGATTGTTACCTCTAGCATATCTTCTGGCGACCATTTTAATGTGTCTGTCGTCATTTTCTTTTATATCTCCCACCCTTTTGCAAGGATTTTTTAATAGTTTCAATTTGTTGTTTATTCAATATGCTGAGAGCGGACTTGGCTTTTTCATTACTATATCCATAATACTCTTTTACATACTCTATATCTTTAAGCTTTTCTGCTTTCAACCATTTAGCAAATCGCTTTTTCTTTCTTACTATATTTAGTAAAAAATGATATTGCATATTGTTAGGGAGAAAATGATACCCATTCATTTCGTTGGCAGCGATTAAGGTATCATAGTGATAAGACAAACACTTATTGACTACAAACGCTGGGTACTTCTTTTCCCAAGTTATATCAGTAGTGTCCATTACATCTTTTTTAGTAAAGTTAATACTATTAAGATATTCTTTTAGTTCGTAAGCCATTTTATTTAAACTTACAATTAGCCATTATCTCGGTTAGACAAGCGACCATATTGATTTCTTGGTCTGCGACAAAACCTGCCTTGTACTGATAACCTGCTATAACTAATACTGCTTGAGGTATTGATTTAGGGTCTAACGCCTTCCACAATACTTCATATAGGTTTCTGAACATAGATGATGGTTCTTTATCTATGTTTTGAATAACCCATTTACGCATATCATTAAATCTTTTTTCTTTTAATGTTGCGACTAATTCTTTATTATGAGTTTCAGATAAACTGAATAGTATACCACTATCAATCTTACCCCTTACGGAGTATCTTTGAAGTTCATTAATAGTTCTTCTGAAATCTGGAAAGTGTTTTATAATAAGTTCTGCTAATACTTTCTTATCATAAGGTACTGCTTCATCATCTAACACTTTACCTAGTCTAATCATCATAGCGTCAGCACATTTTTTCTTTTGACCGTTCTGTATCTTAAAGTCAACTACGGTACAACGACTATGTAATGCTGGTATGATTTTATTTTTGAAATTGCAAGTAAATATAAATCTACAATTCTTATAAAAAGTCTCAATAAAATTTCTTAAAGCAGGTTGAACACTATCGGCGTTCATATAATCTGCCTCATCAATTATTATAACTTTATGTCTGGCGTTCTTATCTAAAGACACCGTACTTGCAAAGGATTTTATTTTAGTTCTTAATGTGTCAATTTGACGACCTTCGTCTGACCCATTAATAATTAGATAATCACACTTCAATTCTTCACATAAGGCACGAGCAACCGTTGTCTTACCTGTACCTGCTGTACCTGATAAGAGTAGATTGCTTATCTCACCTTGTCTTAAAAAAGATTGAAATGTGTGTTTTATATCCTCGGGAAGGATACAATCTTCAATAGTTTTTGGACGGTATTTCTCCACCCATAAAAAGTCTTCTGCCATAATATATACTCCATAATTTAATTACTCAATTTAAAATTCAGATTCAGGTTCTAAAGCAATCCAGTATTGTACTGGTCTTGTTCTATTAACAAAATGTGAAATTTTTTGTTTAGAGATAGCAACATCATAATCATCTTCTAACATTTTAAAGTTTTCAGCTTTGAAAAATGCTTTAAATTTCTTATCAGTTGTCCCTAATTCAATATCAAACTTATTAGAAGCTTTGTTTTTTCTATCTTCAGCAATAAGTCTCATTGTTTTACCATCACCGATAACTCCGACATCTGGTAAGTTTAATGTAACCACTCCTTTTTGAAGTCTAGCAAAATCTGCTTTTTTCAATGTAAAAGCAACTTCTGTATCTGGCATAGAAATTGTTTTAGTTGGTGCAACGATAACAGATTCATCAGCGAAAGTATACTTACTAGTAGACCTTCCATCTTTTCCTGATAATGCTACACTTGAAGACCCATTAAATTTTAAAGATGGTGCTTCAAACAAATCTATTGTTCTTAAAAATTCAGGCAAATCATAGATAGCAAATTGCTCGCTAAAATCTTCTTTAATATCTGCCTGTGCCAAAATATTTTTCATAGTAGAAATCGTATTTAATTTCTTACCTGGTTTGATTAAAATATTTTGATTTATATTTGCAAAGTTTTTTAACATTGCAATCGTGTCATTTGATAGGTTCATATCAATATTTCTCCTTCATTATTTAAACATTATATTCTAGTGTGTGCCTTTTGTCAATAACCACTTGTCAGATAATTAACAATATTCTCTGGTGTGGTTTCTCCGTATGGGTCTTTGTCATTACTTTCATTGTTAATACCTGGTTCTTGCCACCAGTTTTCAATAACTCCGTCTTTAACAACTGCCATATATCTCCAACTTCTCATACCAAAACCTTGTAAAGGTTTC